TTCTTAATATCTAAAATTATTTTTTTGAAAATGCATTTTGCCAAGTTTTAATAGCTTCATCAATATTAATTTCAATTTGTGTAGTTATACCACATTCTTTACACATAATAGAAGCATCAATAAATTGTTGCGTCTCATAATCAAATATAAAATCAACCATTGGTGAACCACCACATCCACATTTATTTAATTTAGATTCATCTACATAAGGCTTTCCTTCATGAATACAATAAACTGATGGACAATTCATATTATTTCCTCCAATTTTAACCATTAAATTTTTAATGGTAATCTGTTATCAATCAAAAATCTTGACGCAATATTTTATCCTCATCAAAACTTAAAATATAATTTAAATCTAGTTCGCTTTCTTTATATTGCCCACACCAATCTTCTGGAGATTTTTTAACTGATGTAGGCATAAGTTTACAAATATATTCATAAGAATTATTGTGAAGATATTTGTCAATATAAATTTCAGAATCAAATCCATAAGAACCAAATTCATTCTCATGTACTATAAAATCACAAAATTTACAATTTTTACAAATTGGTCTTTTATCCAAAAAATGCAAATTCATTTTTAACAATACCTTTTTATCAATTCTTATAGTTTTAATCTTATTTAATGTTATTCCATAATTCCGTGAATTTCAGCATGTAAACGTGTCCAACCATCATTACAAACATCTATTACTTTTGTCTCAATAGGAAATCGTGGAGTATTTTTACTATAGCTTCCATCATAGTAATACCTACCACTTCTTGGTGATATATACCAATCAACATTGCATTGCTCAGTAAAATCAGCTTTGATAACCTTCATACAAAAATCAAGCTTTTTACACGCCTCATCATAAGTATCGTAAATACCTTCAATTTGTTGACCACCATCATTAAAAGTCAGAAGAATACCAAATTTATCCTGACAAAGCATTTTGTTAATTTCATTCATCATAAGACCTCATTTCAAATTAAATAAAATTTAGCACAACACATTTTACATTAGATGTCTATTTATTTCAATAATCAAATCTTCAAAATGAGAAATTTTATTTCTAAAATGTTGAATCATTTTTTCTTTTACAATTTTTCCAATTTCAAAAATGTTAATATATTCAATATTTTCAGGAAAAAATAATTCTACAAAATATCCTTCACCATCACGTTCAACAATAATATCTTTTTCATTTTTATAAAAATAAAATTCATTTGACCATAATGTAAATTCTTTAATTCTTTCATCAAATTTAATCCAAGGAATTTCATTAAGTTTAACAACAAGTTGTCTTACTTTTACTTCTTTATCACATTTACTCATTCTAAAGGCTCCTCGGTCCAATGTTTTGGCTTCTTATTTTCAGTTAAATCAATATAAAGTTCTGTCAAAAAATCTTCAATAGCTTTTTTTCTTTTATCTTCAATTTCTTGTGCTTGTCTTTGCCAATTTAAAAGTTTAGGATTATCCCAATCAATTAAGTCAAAATGATGACTCCATTTTCCACGTATTTCTGATAATTCAATAATTCTATTTAATTTTTCTGAATACTTAATTAAAATTTCTTCATACATTTAAATACAACCTCCACAACAACCATATGGTACATTTTCATTAAAAACTTCAAGAAGTTTTGGAAGAATATCAATTACCCATTGAGGATGTTTAGCATCAGATTTATTCCAATAACCGCTAATTAACCAAGGTTTTTGTTCTGACCACATATGCCAATCTTTATCTCTTTTAATACATCCACCAGTAACCCAAAACTGTTCAAAATTATCATTTATGTAACAACGTTTTTCAATATCATAATCAGCAATTTCGTGACCAAATTTATATTCTTTGCCATCAATTTCAACAGTAAGAACACCTGAGCAAAGGTTTGGATATTTTCCAGTATAACTAATAAACTTAATCATTACATTTCACCAATCATATCAGAATTATTTAAAGTATCAACATATTTTTGAACAACTGCAATTGCATCTTCAACTTCTTTAATATCATTTTCATTTTTAAGGGTTTCACGTGGTGTTAAATAACCTGAAAATACATCATCTAAAATTCCAGCTGAATACAATTCTTTATCAGCAAGATCATCTCTTAATTCATAATACTTAATCATAATTTTTGTTCCTTCACCATGAAATATCTAAACAAATTTCACCATTTAATTTATGATATTTAACTTTATAACCTTGATCTCTTAAAATAATAGAAATATCACATGCAATATCAAGAGAGTTTTTAAATGCATCATCAAATATTCGTGTATATCTTGTTGTTATAATACCTTTTTCAATAGAATATTCAATATCTTCTATAATTTTTGATGCAATTTTTTGTAAACAATCAATCGGTTTAGATTTTTCTAAAAATTCATCTTGTATTTTTCTAAGTTCTTTTGCGCTCTTCATTTTTAGCCCTTACATAATTCCATAACATTTTAAAATAAATTGTTCAATCCATTTATAATCAGATTTTTCTCTTAAAGTTGATTTTGGAAGTAAAACTTCATCGATATACATAATATGATCTTCGATCCATGCCATAATTTCATCATATGTAAAATTTGTAGTTACATATTTAATTGACTTAATAAAATCAGCTTCTTTTAAAGGAAATGTAATTTTCCCTTTAGTAAGCAATTCTTCAACTTGAATAAGCACTCTAACACAATGGGAAATAGCTTTCCAATCAACTCCATTTTCATTTGCTGCTGCTTCAGCACGTTTACCATAAGACGCAATTACTTTTTGAACTTTATGATATGCAGATTTAATCGAATCATTCAACTGAAATTTTACATCAGAAATAGTTAAATAAGATTCTTTATTTTGAGCAGTTTCAAAATAACAATGATCTCCAAAATTAAATTCTGTTTCTTTATTAAAACCAAGTTTAAATCTTTCACCGGGCGGAGGAATAATTGGCTTACTCATAATATTCGGAAAATCATCATTACTATATTCAATGTTTAAACAATTAAACAATGTCTCAGGTGCTCCATGTTCATTTTTTTCATTAAGATATCTTTCACAAAATTTTTCAAATGTAGAATAATTTTTAAGTTTATCACCTTTAATTGAATATTTAATACATTGTGATTTGCAATAACCTAAATATGCTTTAACATTCTTAGTAAGAATTTTATCAATATTTTGAATTATTTCATTCCAAATATCAGATTTATAAATAACAGCATCTTCATTAGTATATGCAAAAAGAATATCTATTGCATTAGTATCACCTTTTGCAGCAAGATCAAGAAAATATTGAAGTGAATAATAAGTTTCATCAACATCATCAGCAGTATTTTTATCTGTTGAAGAACCTGTAGAAGAAGTATAATGTTTTGGAGCTTTTCCTAAAATTAGATCATTCAAATCAGGAAGAAATACTCCTTTATAATCTTTATCAGAATTATCTCCGTTAGTGCCATATAAATATGAACCGCTCAAATTTTTAAAAATAATTTTTTCTTTCATAATCAACCTATATATTTTATTAATACAATATCTTCGAAATTTGAAATTTTAATTTCATATTCTTTATATTTTTCAAAAGGATTATATGGTCTATTTTTATATGAATCAATTCTTAATACAGTATTTCCAAATAATCCATATTCTGTTTTAGCTTTATCCATTGAATATAAAGAATGTTCTTGATAATTTCTATAAAATGTCCAATTTTTTTCTTTATCTTTTAATCTATAAAATTCATAAACTTCACCATTTCTATTATCTCTAATATCTAAAAATTCATAAGTATCTTGTCTAAAATAGACAGTACCCGATAAATGTTTTAAATAATTATCATCATTTATAATAGATGTTTTAATATTAAAAATATTCATTATCTTATCCTTTCTATATTATATAATAACATAAAATAAAAAAGAGTTAACCTTTACATGTTAACTCTTATATAAAAAATAGGTTTTTTTACCTATTAGAATTAATGGTGGAACTGCGGAGTATCGCAACTCCGTTCTTGCTAAGTTATTATATATTAATTCATTCACAAGTTTAGTTAAATTTTGTTTCTTGGTTTTAACAAACCTCACTATATTTTTTTAATTAGACTGTGTCCAAATATATAAATTTCCAGTCATAGTTCCTACAATCATATTCGTTCAGATTTAATCAGCTTAGGAACATCTCTCAGCAATCTGTAACTATCCGATAACCGACGTCTCACAAAATATCGGAGTCTTTTGATATTGACGGCTACTTTTTATTAAGCAGCTAAAGCGTAACTATTTTCAGTTATTTTTTGATCTATTTTTAAGAAGCCATAGATCAACTTCTACTTGCATTAATATTTTTTCTTATCAATCGATTCTAATTCAGCCCCATATTTAATTTTTTATCTTTATTATTTATAATATAACATTATTTTGATAAATGTAAATAAATTATTTTAATTTTTTGTATTTAAAATATCCTTTTTTAGAAATAATAGTATTCCATTTTTCTCCATTCTTTAATTTCAACGGATTATGTGGATAACCAATTTTAATTCTATTAACTTTATTCATAAATTTATGAAATGCATCAATATTAGCTGGTAATTCTTGGAATGCAAAATATCCATAACTAATCCAAGGTCCGTGAATTAATTTATTAACTTCTTCAGAGAAGAGGATATCTTCATCTTCACAGAGTAGAAAATATTCACTTAACTTACAACAATATGTTTCAACCGGATCTTTAAAGAATAATCTTACAATACTATGACAAATATTATTAAATACTTTATCTTGAAACCAAAATGAATTATCCATTTCTTTTACAATTGGTTCAATAACAGCTAGAAATTTAACCAATTTATCATTTTGTATTCTATTTTTAATAGATTTAAGTGCATTCATCTTTAATTAAAACATTTAATTTCTTTTTATTTTTAATATCTAAATTGAAAAATAAGCAAACAAATTTATATAATTTTTATAAGAATTTTTATCTACTAAAATATTTAATTTCTTTTTATTTTTAATAAGCATACATGTCCATAGTGTTTTAAAATGTTTTTCTGGTATAACAACTTTCTGTAAATATTTTTCAAAAACTTCATTATCAAATTTTCTAGTTTTCTTACTATACAAATAACCATATAAAATCCATGGTGTATGAAGCATTTTATTAATTTCAATATCAAATAAAATTTCTTCATCTTCTATAGAAATAAGAAGATCATATAAATTTTCTAAAATATCTTCTTTATATGCATTAAAAATAAATGGACTAATTTGACAAATTTTATTAATAATAAAATTTTTATTTCTTAAAGTATTATCTAATTCTTGTGTTAATTCACATATTTTATTATAATAAAAAACATATAAATCTTTTTTTGTTGATAATATTTTTAATTTATTAATATTTTTCATAATTAAAAAAATGTCATTGGAACTTTATATAATTTATAAGAATCTTTATCAGATAAAATATTTAATTTTCTTTTATTTTTTATTAAAAGATGTGTACACATTACATCTTCATATAATTTTCCTAAACATATTTGTTTTACATATTTTTCAAAAATTTTATTATTTTTTAATTTAAAACTATTTTCATACATATAAAAATATGCTATCCAAGGTGTATGGATTAATTTATTAATTTCAATATCAAATAAAATTTCTTCATCTTCAATATTTTTTATTAATTCATATAATTCATACATTTTATCTTTTTTATAAAGTTCATTAAATGCCCTAGACATAAAATTATCATAAATTATATTTAAAATTTTATATTTATTTCTAGGAGTATTTTCTAAATCTTTTGATATTTTTTCTATTTTTTTATAGAAATTAATATATTTTTCTGATTTAGTTGAAAACTTTTTTATTTGGTTTATATTCATATGAAAATACCTTTAAATAATCAGGAAAAGACATTGAAATAATATCATCATTATTTCCTAATAAATTATATGTTTCATTAGTTCTATGAATTACATATAACATAAATATATCATTATGAAATTTAGCAAAATCAAAAGCATTACATAATGTACTATATGGTGGTTTAGGTAAAGCTTTATTTTTAAATAAAATTTCATATAATGGTTTTAAAAATTTATCTAAAACTGTTTCTGATTCTATATTATTAATAGCATTTTTTACAAATGGACTAACATATGTAAAATTATAATTTTCAATTAAATATTTAAAAATAACAAATTTATTGAATTTAATTGAATACATTAGCAGATATTGTATTCCTTCTTCTTGCCAATATTTCATATTGTCTGGAGTAAGAAACTTTTTAAACATGTTTGTTCTTCCAGTAACAATAAATCTTTTTAAAAGATAATAATATGTTGTATTATCTTTTTGAATTAATTCAATTGTTTTTTTAATATCATGTAATTTTTCAAAATAATATCTAATTCTAATATTATTAGACCATCCAAATCGCATACTATTTTCATCTTGAATTGCAATTTTTTTATCAAAAATATCCATACATTTATTACCTTTATATATTATGTTTTTATTTTAAATAATAACAAAAACAATTTAAAAGTTAACTATATTCATAAATAATTTTTTAAAAAATCTATAAAAATCTATTAACTTATAAAAATATTATGTTATTATATTAATAAACATATTATAAATTTAAATAATGAATATTATAAAGGTGTAGTATTATGCAATTATTGACTGGTAAAGATATAATAACAGGTAATGAATATTTTAGACAAAAAGAATTTTGTCCATATGATGGAGATAATTTTGCAATATCTACCTTTATATCTAAGTGGGCATCTATTAGATATTTACTTGGTCCTGTTTGGCTTTTACATCAATTAAAAGAATTAGATAAACATGATGAACAATATCCATATGATCCTACATTTTTAAAAAAATATGAATTTGTCCAATTTTCATCAAAAGATGAGATGTTATTAACAGATATTATGTCTGATGAACAAATAAAAGAAACAAATGGTAGAATGTTTGAATGTTTCAGAATATGGGACGATTGGGCAGAATTTTATATATCTACATTATCTGAAAAAGAAATTGAAAAAATTAAAAATACTCCTGATAATTTGTGTCCATCTTGTGATAAAGGGGTTATAATAAAAAAGAATGGACGTTATGGAAGTTTTTATGGATGTTCAAATTTTCCTAAATGTAAGTATGTTGAAAATAAATTACATGATTTATATCATAAATATGAAAAACGAAATAGTGAATTAAAAAAATTAAAAGAGGCAATTAATGCACGAACAAACAATAACTAGATTAAACCTTGAATGGTCAGATTATTGTATAACTAATTATAATAATCCTTTAGTTGTAAAATGCATGTTTGAAAACTTAAATGAATTTATTAAAATAAACAATAACATTTACAAAGTAGTATTAAATAATAAAGATAATTATTATATATTTGATAATGCAATATATATATTACCAAAAGACAATAAGTTATATGAAACATTTAAATCAACTTAAAGATAAAATAATTTTTCAAGAATTAGAAAATTCTTTTGAAAATTATAGAAACACTTTAAAAGATACTTATCATCATTATTTTCATCCATATAAAGAATATTATATTTATGAAAATAAAATTATTAAATTTATTAATAATAAATATCAAACAAAAGAAATAGAATTTTGGGATGGTGAAAAAATAATAAAATTATCTCATAAAGTTGCATTTTCGTTAATATCCGCATCACTTTCTAAAAATAAATAATGTTAACTGCTAATTAAATATATTAAATCCACATAATGAAAGACTTAGAAAATATTGACAAATTATTAAATTATTCTTACGAAGTACCAAAACAAATATGTTATTCTTGTAAATTTGTTAAAGCTGAATTATTCTATAATTATTGTACGCAAGATAAAAATAAAGTTCTTATGCTTGAAGAAGCAGCTACTAGTAATTTTATTGACGACGAATGTCCATATTATAAAATGAATTTTATTACAAAAATAAAGAAAAAATTAAAAAAATAATTATAATTTATGGAGAATATTTTCTCCTTTTTATTTTTATAAACATTTAAAAAGCTAAATAAAAAAGAGTTGGATTTATTCCAACTCTTTAAATTTTTTATATCAATAATTTATATTAATTATTGCATAAAGACCTTAGAAGCATCGCCAACTTCGTATTCAGCGTTAACACCTTTAAGACCAATGAACTGATAGAATTGACCAGCACCGAAGAGGTTAGTGGTAACACCGTAACGAGTACGAGCAGCAGTGATTGGGTTGAAGGTGAAAGGATCTTGAGCTTGCATAAGTTCGAGAGGAATGTAAGGTAAGTAAATGATACCTGAATCATAAATGTTATTACCTTTGAAACCTAAGAGGATGTATTCACCACCAGCTAAGGTATCACGATAAAGTTTGATTGTACCATTACGTAAGGTACCGATATCAGTTACGCCAATGCCTTGATCGATTGATTTACCAAAAGCAGAAGCATTACCCATACCACCGGCAACGCTAAGAGGATTATAAATGTGAGCTTCGAGAAGAGCAGCAGCACCAGGAGAAGCAACACACCAGTTAGCAGCACCGCGACGTGATTTAACAGCGATTTGAGCAGATTTGCTGAGGATTGTGGTGTAAAGAGTATTTACACGTTCATTTTGATTACGACCATCAGCTTTAGCAGGATCCCAAGTAGTAACGTTACCAGCACGGACGGCAGATTGAACGATTTCACCGAGTAATTGACGGTCCATTTCTTGGGCAATTTCATAACTGAGAAGATCTGAAATTTCTTGTTGGGCGTTAATACCTTGCATAGCTTTCATATCTTCTTCAGTTTCACGAGTGATCTGAACACCGAGTTTACGGGTTTTAGCAGTAACTGTAGCTTTTAAAATTTCAAAACCGGCTTCAGGCATATCGCGGCCAACTGCCCAGTTTTCAGCATCAGAAGTATCAGCACCATCACCGATAGTAGCAGGTTTACGATCACCGAAGAAATAGCTATAAGCATCACTATTAGCAGGAGTATCAGCAACAACATCACCAGCAAGATTTTTTACAGTAACACGGTTAACACCACCAGTAACGGCAGCAAATGGATCCATGTCTAAGGCACCTTGATCTTGAGCAACACCGATACCACCATCATTGGTAAATTTACCAGCGGTTTGTTTTTTACCAGTGTGAGCGGCATCATTATAGAGGTAACCGATTTCAGTACCTTCAGTAATTTCTTTATCGCCACGACCAAAACGACCGTATTTAGCACGGAAAGCAAAGGCCATACCGATAGGAGCTTGCATTGGTTGAACACCAACTAATTTGTGAGCGATTAATTGAGGATAGATTCTACGAATCATTGGAATAACAATGCTAGGAACGCGAGCATCACCAGTAGTATTGGCATAGCTATCAGCAGGAGTAGCAGGACCTAAAGCACCAGCAGTGTGAATACCAGCAGCTTCACAGATTAATGAACGACCACCAGCTAATTTAGCTTGATAATCAACAGCGTTCTGAGCGTTTTCAAGAACGATAGCTGTAGAAACGCGTAAGCTATCATCTTTAATATCTTTGCCAGCAGAAACGAGACGACCCCATTTCTTCATAATGGCTTCTTGGTTTTGAATACCCATCATATTCATAATTTTAAATTCCTATTAAAATTTTTAATTTGTTAAAAATATTTATTAAATTTTTATATTTTAACTATTTTGTTTTTAAACTAACTAATTATATATTATACTTCAATTATATTTAAGCATTGATGAGTAGATATCAACAACATCTACTGGTTTTTGTTCTTGCTTTTGTTCTGAAATAATCTTTTTAGGAGATTCTTTTTTTGTTTCTTTTTTAGATTCAGTTACAACAGTGTCAGGACTTTTTGAAACTTTTTTGGAACTTTCTTCTATTAAAGTTTGACGTCTTTCAGATTGAAGTTTTTTATAAGCAGAACGTGCTTCATTAATAGACTCCTCAATGATAGCAGGTGATTTTGCACCTTTGAAATAAGCTTTAATAAATTTAGCTTCGGAAGGAGTACATTCTTTACATTTTTCTTCAAGCACTAATTGTGCTTCTTGTTTATCTAATTTAGCTTTGAGCTAGATATTTTCGTTAATAAGTTTTTGTTGAGCTTCTTTTTCAGTAGCAATTTTGCTTTCATAATCAGCAAAAATACCATCTTTAGATTCTTGAACAATAGCATTAACTTTTAAAACATCTGTAACTTTTTCAATTGTTTTGAGAGCAGCATTATATTTAGCTTCTGAAATTAATTGTTTACGAGGAATATTTTGTTCTAATGCATAGTTAAGATATTTTTCAACGGATTCAGCTAATAAACTAAGTTTACGATTTTGTTCATTAACTAATTCTTGTTCTTTTTCTTTAAGTTTTGATTCGTAAAGAAGTTCTTTCTTTTTAAGTTTGTTTCTAAATCTAGTAGCAACTTCTTCTGATACTAATTTAACTGCGGCTCTTTGATTTTCTTTATAAATATTAGCAATTTTTTCTAATTTTTTAGCATTAGCAGCATCAACTGTATTAACAGCTTCTGTAATCATTTTTGCATGTTTTTTATCTAATGCTTTATATAAATTAACTAATTTTTCAGAATGAGCTTTATCTACAGCTTCAACAGCTTCAGTTAACATATTTGAATGTTTAGTATCGATTGCGTTAATTGCTGTTTCAAATTTAGTAGCATATTCTGCATCTTGTTGAGCAAGAGCAGTATTTACAGCTGCATCTTTTTCAGCAGATAATTTTTCATAAATTTCTTGAATTTTTTTAGTATGATCTTCGTCAATCATTTCAAGAATACGTGTAAGCTTCTAAGTAGATTCTGCGTCTAATTTTTCAACAACTTCATCTAACTTTATTTTAGCTTCGTCAGCTGCAGCACGTTTTCCTTCATCATAACCTTCGCGAAAACCAATGCTTTGACCTTCTGCTGTAGCATCTGCTTTAATTTGATTCATTTCTGACTAGAATTGAGATTCTAATTCAGCAGCTTGCTGTTCAGTTATTAAATCGGGATTGCTTTTTCTGACAGATTCTAATAAATTTTTGAATGCAGTCATATTTTATTAACTCCGTATATTCTAATTTTTAATTTTATTAATATTTATTAAAACATAATATTATTTATTAAATAAACGATTATTATAATTCTTCATCTTCCTAAAGATCTTCATCCTAATCAAAATCTTCATCTTCAGAATCTTCCTAAAGGTCTTCATCTTCCTAAAGATCTTCATCATCTTCTAAATCTTCATCTTCTGATTCTTCATCAAGATCTTCATCATCTTCTGAATCAACATCGCTTGAAACTTCATCCGGACTATCAACGTCTGTATCAACGTCATCCCCACCTTCAACTCCAAGCTATCCTTTTAATTCTTCTAAAGCTTCAAATATTTTATCTAATGCTTCTTCTAATTTTGATTGGTCAACACCAGGATTTGTTTTACCTTGGAATTCTTGTAACTTATCTGAATAATATTGTATACTTACTTCAGCTTTAATGTATTCTTTAGAATTTACATCTAAACCTTTGCTATCTAATGCTTGCTTTAATTCTGCAATAGTATCAAACATTGAAACTATTCTCTTTGAATTAATTTCACATTGAATTTGCAATGCATCATCAACTTTATTATCTACATCAGCTTCTGAAGTCTAATCTTCTTCACCTTCACCATCTTCGCCATCTAAATCATCACTAGACTAATCTCCACCTTCATCATCAAGATCATCACCTTCATCATCAAGATCATCACCTTCATCGTCGAGATCTTCATCTTGTTCTAAAATTAATCTATTAATAATTTCTTCACGTTCGGCTTCAGCCTATAAAATTAACTTCTATAATATTTTATTTGCAGATAATGTCTATTTGTTTAAAATACTCTATACTAAAAGCTTACTTTGCTCACGTATAGATAATTTAGTTTTAGCCATGTTTTTTATCCTCAAATTTAATTACATTTATTTAATATTATTTATTAAAAATAAGTTAACAATTATTATTTATTTGTTATTATGAAAATAAAATAACAATTTCTATAATAAGGATTAAAAAATGAATAATATTAGCAATATTTCTAATTTCATAAAATACGATAATTTTATTTCTTCAACTATTAACTACTTTAAAGAAAATTTTAAAAAATCAGAAAATTTTACTTTCGTTAAACCATATATCTTTTATACTAATGTAACATATCCAAAAATTACAATTTATCATGAAGAACTTATTAAACATAGAGGTATATTCAAAAAACAATATGTCAAAACATATAATTGTTCTTCAATAAATGAATATAATAATACAATAAATTATATCAATACACTCAAAAATTATTATATAACATCTATTACTACTGATTTATCATATGAAATTTGTTTTTATCTTGCTGAATCAATAAATGACATTTATTATATTAGAATAAATGAACGCAATGAGTGTACTAAAGCCCAAATGCCTAAAGAATTATTCGATATAAATACTGAAATTTATTCAAAAAATAAACGATTTTTTTCTCAAGATAATATTAACAATATTATCAAAACTTTTGAAGAGGAATAATAAAATGAATATTAATACCAATTTAATTAAATTTGATAATGAAATTCAAAATTATAAAAATATTATATTTAAACATAATAAATTTTTAAAATTTATAAATCCTGAATATTCTGAAATTTTTAAAATTTTAACAACTCCTAAGTTTTATCTAAATATTAAAAATACACAAGATAGTAAGTATAACAAAATTATTACTGCTCGTTCTAAAAATGAACGTGATATAAGAAAACGTAATTTTTTACAGTTTAATGATGAAAAAATCTTTAAATTCAAAGAGCATGATTCATTATGTACATACTATACATATTATGTTATTGCTGAAGATGATGATTGGTATTATGCGTTTTCAACTGAACTTAATACTTTTAATACTTATGATATTAGTAAATTTGTATTACAAGAAAATTTAAATAAAGATTTTTTAGATCCTGATAAAGAATTTTTCACAAAAGAACAAATACAAAACTTAAATACTTGGGCATTAGAAAGCAAAATTTTCTGTTAACTTTTTCTAAATATTTGTTATTATATAATATATTCAAATATAAGGAGAGATATTATTATGATGGATATTAAAAAAATGCGCCTTGCTGTTTCTTCTAATTCTAAAGAAGAAGATTGCTATGTAAAATATTGCCGAGATATTGATATGGATCCTGACTGGGTCAATAGACAATTTAAAAATAAATCAACTAATAAAACATATACTCTTCTTGGTCTTGCAAGAAAAGGAGGAAGTTTTACAGTTGTCGTTATGCAAAATAATATTAAATTTAATTATTCTATTAAACAATTTATGGATAATTCAGAACTAATTGATGATTTTTAATAATGAATAATAATTATATTAAAGATATTATACAAAATAAATGTTGTTACGATTGTGAAAATACTCCAATTATTCCTGGAGATATTATTTGTTATGCATTTGATAAATCTGTTTATATTACTACTGTTCTAAAAATAGATAGTAATAAAAATGATATTTTATTTAAATCAAATAATTATGCTAAAGATTTTCTAAAAACTTTAGATTATATGAAAATAAATGCTTCAAAAGTATTAAATGTAAGTAAAAAATATAATATTATTCCTAATGAAAATATTAAATTAGTTAAAGAAAATTTAATAAACAAATTACTTCATGAACGTAATACCAAATATTTATTTGGATATGGCTTTTTAAAATCTATTGATAAAAAAGTAATATTTCAATTTGTTGTAAATCGTACTGAAAATTTAGATCTCGTTTTAAAAAATAAATGTAATTTTTTGAGTGATATTCACATTTTATATAAAAATGATTTTATCAAATATTCTTCAGCTAATGAAATTACATTATTATCTTATTATAATCCAATAATTAAATCTAAAAATCAATTTTTCTTAGCATCTAAAACTACTATACCAAATAGAGTTTTTATTATTAACGATAATACATATGTAAATTTATATATTAATGAATTATATTCAAATAAAGAATTATTAATATCTTTTACTGAAAATAATAAAAAGTATAAACAATTAATAATAGATACATTTTATAATATTATATAAAAAATACTATATTATTAGTTAACTTTTATGATTTTTTTGTTATTATATAATATATGAAATAAGTTATACTAAATAACAAATAAAAAATTAAAAATTTTAGTTAACTTTTTCAAAAAATTTGTTATTATAAAATATAAATTAAAAACAAAAATAAAGAAAGTGAGTGTGTACTATGGCAAAAGAAATTCTTAACAGCGCAGCAATCAAACTTAACGACATCAAAAAATACATTGCTGCTAACGTCAACCTTCAGATCCACCAGAAAGCTGCTCCGCGGTTGTATATGGTTGGTGCTCCTGGTTGTGGTAAATCTGATATTATGCGTCAGATTTGTCAGGAAAAAGGCTGGGCGTTGGCTGTACGTTATGTTTCTAACATGGCAATTGAACAGCTTACCGGTCTTCCTGTTAAACCTGAAGCAAATTCTGTCACTTCTTGGTCTCGTCCTGAATTGTTCAACTTCACCAATCTTGAATATGAACCTGAAAATTACCAGGAAGGAAAAACTCCGACCGTTCTGCTTCTTGATGACTTTCACCTTGCTGATCGTCTTATGCAGAAGTACATGTTCCAGTTGTTGACTTATATGGGTCTCAACGGTTACAAACTTCCTGAAAATACTGCAATTATTCTTGCAGGTAATCGTAACAATGATAAAGCAGGTGCTATGCCTATTCCTGCTCCTGTTTGCAACCGTATGATGTTTGTTGAAGTTACTTCTGAAGCAGAAGACTGGTTGAAAAATTTCGCCCTGAAAAATAATGTCCGTGGTGATATTTGTACCTTTATCAATAATAAAGGTGATGTTTATCTCTCTGGTGAACCTATTGAAACTCATGCATGGGCTTCTCCTCGTTCTTGGACGTATCTTGGCTATCAGATGGATGCTTATGAAGCAATTCATGGTAATATTGATCTCGATGAACTTCGAATCATGGCTACAGGTTTGCTTGGTGAAGAAGTTACCCAGCAGTTTATCATGTATCGCGAGCTCTTCGCTAAGTGGGATTTTGATCAGATTAAAAATCAGAAATGGGAATCTGTCAAACATCGATTCGCAGATGAAGCTTCTAAAAATCCGACTGCAGTGTATGCAATTATCAATAGTGCTGTTACCTGGGCAATCAATACTTACAAGAAAAATGATTATAATCCGAAAAACAAAGATGTGCTT